TCCTAATGTAACAATAGTAACTGCTGAATATAGTAGAGGACAGCCAGTAGTATTTGGTTGTGAAGTGGTGTTTCCTACTTCTGTTACTACAGCTTGTACTCTATGGGAACATGGGGGAGGTGGCATTGGTGCTACAATAGGTTTTCACGATACTAATACATTTAGATTAGCATTTGGTAATGGAGGTAATGACACTCCTGGCAACAACAAAACAATCTTGGACATTGACAAAAGTGTTTTGCCTTTGGATGGTCAGCTTCATACATTAGTGTGGACAATGCATCCAACTAATGGTTCTGGGCAAATATTTGTAGATAATATATTAGTAGGTTCAGCACCTGAAAGAACAGGTCTTGGATTTAATTTATGGGCTGGAACTGATAATGGTGGTTTTATATCTCAATTAAATGCTGATAGTCCAGCATATCAATTTATTAGAAATGTAGCTGGAGGTGGCACAGAACCAAACGTAAGATGGCCTTATGGTTTTGAAGGCAAGTTAAGACATTATTCAAGTCAAGAAATATCTGTTACTATGCAGAATACAAAAAGAGATAGACCTTTTTATGTAGTTGTTCATGATTTTTAGGAGAAGCTTATGGCATTAACAAAGAAACAAAAAGACATGTTAGCTAAACATAAAGAACACCATAGCAAGAAGCATATGGACTTTATGGTTCAAAAGATGATGTCTGGTAAAACATTTAAACAAGCACATAATATGGCACAAAAGAAGGTAGGAAAATGATACAAGCACTTATTCCAGCAGCTACTAAGCTGATTGGTAAATTTATAGAGGATAAAGATACCAAGAATAAATTGGCACATGACATTGCTACTATGGCTGAGAAGCATGCACAAGAACTTGCCAAGTCACAGATAGAAGTTAATAAGATGGAAGCAAAATCAGGGCATTGGTTTGTCGCAAGTTGGAGGCCATTTATTGGCTGGGTTTGTGGGATAGCTCTTGCATGGCATTTTGTTCTTGCACCATTTGTTATATTCTTTACTGCTATGTTTGGTGTTACTTTACCACCATTACCTGAGTTTGATATGGGGTCATTGATGACTGTGCTGATGGGTATGCTAGGATTGGGTGGACTCCGTACATTTGAAAAGTATAAGAAGATTACAAAATGAAACAAAACTTTGAGAAATGTTTAGAGATGTTACTGCACCACGAAGGTGGCTATGTCAATCATCCTAATGACCCAGGTGGTGAAACTAACTTGGGTGTTACAAAAAGAGTGTACGAACAATGGTGTATGAAGAATGACATTGTACAGAAAGATATGAAAGATCTAGAAGTATCTGATGTAGAGCAAATCTATAAAGAAAGATACTGGGATGTTATATGTGGCGATACTTTGCCCAGTGGACTAGACTGGGTTATCTTTGACTTTGCAGTCAATGCTGGTCCAAGCAGAGCTGTAAAGACATTGCAACAATTTATTGCTACAACTGTAGATGGTCACATGGGACCAAATACTATTGCACAGACTATGTTATATCCAGCTGGATTAAAAGGTGTGATTGAAACTTATACTGCACAGAGAAGTGCATTTTACAAAAAGCTTAAGACTTACGGTACCTTTGGCAAGGGGTGGGATCGTAGATGTTATGAGACTCGTAAGCAAGCTATTGACCTTTTGACCTGATATCAGCATAACTACCATAAGTGGCTTTAACACCTTTTGGTTGTTTCTTCATCTTTCTTACTTCTTCTTCTGAAGGTATAAACTTAATAGTACGATAATAATCAACATAAGGTTTAGGATAATATCTTTGTGTGTCGTTTTCAGCTAGTGCTTCTGGACAATCTTCAAACCGTTCTTCATTCATCTTTATCCCCCCTACCATGTCTATGAGCTATGGTGTATAGCTGATATGCAATAGCCAAGTAACCGATCATGTCTCTCCAATTGTCTACATTATCAGGGTTCTGGCTTAGTCTTTCTCTTTTGAGATCTACACAAAACAAAGCAGCTTGATAGGCTGACATCTCCCATCTTTTACCAAGATTGTGAAATGTTTGAGTAGCATCACCATGAGTCTTTTCTCTTTGCTCAATGGTTCTGTTTACATCTTTAAGTATAGATTCTCGTAACTGCATTTGTTCCTCCTCTTTACAGTAAGTTAATTTGGATGTTATAGTATATTCACATGGCTCTATGGGCGATGGTAGGGGTAAGGGAGTAGTATTAGTTTACTGCTCCCTTATAGTATTTGTAACCAAGTTTAGTTTCGGACCTGGCTAAATCTTTGCTCATACTGTTCCATGTGCATAGTAGATCAGTGATCTCAATCCTCTCGTGTAAGACCTTGTGTGCTGCTCTAACCGTTCCTCCAAAGATTATTGTAGCACCAAGGACTAATGAATTGTGTTTTGGTATTGCAGTAAGTATTAGACTGAGGTCTGTACCTTTAGGTGCTTTACCAGTAATCCATACGATGTTGTCTCCAAGATACACATTGACATTCCGAACCTCGGTATCATCCATGAGTATGTAAAATGGTTCGATACCAAGGTCGGACAATCTGCCGACATTCATTAGGCAGACTTAGGTTTGTCTTGTCTGAGAGTACTGAGAGCAGTCTTGTAACAAGTTTGTACCAGCTTCTGATGGTTGTTATCTAGCTTGGCAATCTTTGAAGAGTAAGCTTCCCACTTAGATTTGAGATCATCAACTGAAGTACACTTGTGAAAGTCTTTGCATATCGTATCAGATAGCTTGGTAGCTGCTTTGACATCAAGAGTTCTGTTGTCTTCTGCAAATACTGGTAGGTCTTCTCCAGCATAGACTTGAGTACCAAGACCATGATAGGCAAGACATTTGACCAAGCATCTTTGTAATGCTGTGTTGACCTGATATGAATTAGCATCAAGTACTGGTTCATTCCTGTTGTCTGTTACAGGATAGATTTCTTCTTGAACAATACCTTCAATTGTTACAGAGCATGCAACATATGTGTATCTTTTGTGATCTCTCATAAAAGGCAAGATATTGTTTTGATTATCACGAAAAGTTTTCTTCTCGAATGTAGCAGTAGGGTATAAACCTTTGACCAAACCCCATGCCCATGTCCAAGATAGATAAGTAAACTTACCTTTCTTTTCTGTGTGACCTGACACATCTACTGCTGATAGTGTGTCCCATACTGATTTACTGTTTGCCATCTCTTTCCTCCTTTGGCGTTGTATGTTTAAGTGTAATGTTTCGATTGGTCTTACTTCTAGTCATAGTAATTGTATGACCTTTGAGGTTGCCACCAATATCGAATGTCATTTTACGACAGTTGTCTGGCATATAGTGTTTGAACATCAGCTTTGCATTTTCACCAAGTTCATTCTGATTCTTGGCTTGAATGATATCTGATGCAAACTCTCTCATCTCTGATTGCATCTTTGAATCCCAACATTCTAGCTGTGGCATCTCCATTACAATCATGTCTGACCATTCAACTGGCATAAGTGACACCATATCCTCTGGCTCTTTACCATCTTTGTACCAATCCCAAAACTTTTTGCATTGTTGCAAATAGGATTCTATCCAATGGTCATCTCTGAGTATTCTGCGAAACTCCATGCGACATCGAAGTCCAAAGAATACAATGAGCCATGCATGATCTGATGCATAGGTATGCATGTGATGTTGAAGTTGTGGTGCATATAGATCTGCAAGTTCGTCAATGTTCATGAAACCAAAGTGTGTCTTGATCTCTACTGGAGAACGATCTCCTCTTGCAATACAATCATATGTAGAATGTATAGGTACACCCATATAATCTACTGTCTTGCCACTACCTTCTTCTGTTAGTGCATACTTGAATCCTTGTTCTTGAGCATTGTCAATGACAAAGGATTCTAAGTGGCTACCAGCTGCCATCTTGAATATGGTTGCTTTGTCAAAGAATCTTGCGATTCCATCTTTCTTTTCTTGAATGAGATCAAACCATTCTTTGTATGACCCTGATGAAATAATCTTAGCTTCACTTGAGCCAATAAAATTTTTTCTCTCATTAAGTTGTTGTGGTGTTAGATTCACTTATCCCTCCATTGCATAAGTTTATTATCGTTAATTAAATCGTCTACTTCTATTTTAAGCTTATCAGGCAGAATCTCGTTTTGAGCTGCCCACCATAAGCCAGAGGTGAGACATATGGTGTCATAGTTCCATTTGGATTCACCATCTTTCAAACCAGTAAACTTCATGATTTCTCTGGTAAAACTATCTCCTTGTTTAGCTCTTAACATTGGTGCAATTTTCTCAGATAACCATTTGATTGTTTCTTCTGTATTTAACGTATCTTTCATAATAACTCCTATTTCTTTACATTTCAATGAATCTGGCTTATCTTTTGACCTAGAGGTGTCAATGGATTGTGAAACACATTTTAGGACAAGTGTGATCCAACAGCTGGTTGACCGAAGAAAAAGCCTTGGACTACCACAAACAGCTGTGGATGATAAGATAAATGTTGCTAGTGGTCTTGTTGCCAAATGGGAAACTGGCAATAGAAAACCTACTGCTTTCAATCTATATTGTTGGGCTGAGGCACTAGGATGCAAATTTCGACTGGAGGTTCACAATGATAATTTGCGGTATTGATCCTGGACTCAATGGTGGCGTTAGCTTCCTTGATTCCAATATGAAACTACATGCTGAAAAAGCACCTACGTTTCAGTTTACAGTTGGTAAGAAAAAGAAAACTGTATTAGATATGTGGACTCTTATAGCCATGATAGATGATTATAAGATAGACCATGTATATATAGAATCACAACAAGCCATGCCAAAACAAGGTGTATCAAGTACATTTAAGACTGGCTTTGGTTATGGATTGTATATAGGCATACTTGTATGCAAGAGGCTATCATATACTGAAGTCTCATCAAGGACATGGAAACCTATGGTTAATTGTCCAGCTGATAAAGATGCAAGTCGTATGAGAGCATCACAGTTATTCCCAAACTATTCCAATCTTTGGACATTGAAGAACCAAGATGGAATAGCTGAGAGTGCTATGATTGCATACTATGGTCTTATTCAGCAGCAATCATCACAGGAATGTGCTTCTTCACAACATTGATAAGTGGTGTTTCAATGTAGTGAGAGTCTGATGTACCGAATCCAAATATCTTTTT